CAACATATAGTTAGCAGCTAATCCGATAGCCTTTTCAAGAACAATAAACAACCGACGAACATTAATTCGGTCAAAGGCGCTTGGTGCTGTTAGCATTGTCTTATCGCCAAACAATACAGTACCCTGACCAGGTTGTGAGATAACTGGATTAATTCCGTTCTTATACAGTTGATCACGTTGGGCTTTAATTGGATTATATGCAAGACGCTTAACGTTCTTGATATTACCACGATTATAGCCAGCAGGTGAGAACCATGGGTCTCTTACAGCGTCAGTTCGGACTAACAATCCGCCAATGTCTCCATTAAGTGGAACGTAACGATCGACGTCGTTGTACTTATCGTACTGTAATTTCCAGCCACTATCCAAAATTGAATAAGAACTAGAAGGAAGCAAATTACGGTAAGAAATTATAGAATCCATTTGGGCTGTTTCATATGCATCATTCCCAACAATATCAGCATTCCGTGGAGAGATACAGACAACAGCGTCCTTACGGACCTCAGCAATATTATTAATGAGGTGTAAAGCTCGGGTCTGGTTAGCACCGGCACCGAGAAGAACAGAAACATCAATTATTGTCTTATCGCGGAATTTATCGTATCCAGTTGTGTAATTTCCATCAGATGGAGATACACCATCTTTACCGTTAACAAAACTTCCAGTCGATGGAGTAGAAGGTCCTGTAAATGTGCTAGATGCTTTCGCACCATAATTTGTAGTTGCTGTTGGATGAGCAGTCCACCAAACCCACTGAGAACTTTTATTCAGAACATCTTTATAGTAGTTTGTGGAACCATCAGGAGCTCTTGCATCACGAGCAGCAGACAAACCTTCATAGACTTCAATAAGGTTATTCCGTGTTCCAGTGATTTCTCCATCTTCATCAACTATTGCAATGTGCAATTCGTCACCGCTTCCGCCAACAGTGTTAGCGTAATCAGATGTACCAGGGGCCTTTTTAACATAATCGTAGAATTCCCAGCGCCGTTCAATACTAACAGAACCACTTGTATGGTTCGAGTTTGAACTGTAAGCTTGTGTTGTATTACCGCTATATGCACTTTCAAGAATAAGATATGATGCATTAGAAACAGATGCAACTTTAACAGCTTCTTTATCTGGACCAGCAATCAAAATATCACCAACAGAAATCTGTGTATCAAATGCTGTTGTTACTGCATCTGAAACTTCTGTTCCAGTGACAATTGTTGAGTTACTTGTGAAGGTAAGGTTACCAGTAAGTGTACTTGAATAAACGTTTGCAGTCGTGCATATTGAATACTTCAAAGAATTGCCAAGTTCACCTGGATATTTAGCAACAAAAGGACCAACACCGGTAATACCAGTGCTATAGTTGTCGTCATAATCGTCAATGTTCTTGATAAGAGTCTTAATGTTATTCGCGGACGCTGTTGTAGCGTTCATCGCATTAGCACCAGTCTCTTCAACAACACGAACAACCTGTAGTTGATTTCCGTATGCTAAGAAGTTAGCTCCTGTGAAGAAGTCAACGTAGGTGTTTGCGTCTGGTTCGCGGAAAGTGTTAACAAGACTATTTTCATCAGAAATCAAAATTGCCTTTTGAACAGGACCCCAACGAAAATGTCCAGCGAGTGCCCCCGTTGTCGTAGAGACGTTTGGGACGCCCGTTGTAAGATCGCGTTCGCTAATTGTGATGCCTGGAGAAACCTGCAGAGCCATCTTATGATCTCCTTGTTAAATAAAAAATCTATTTCATATTATTTATAAAAATGGGTTTCTTAATATCTACCTTCAAATCCCCAGGTTATACTCATTCTTTGTTGCATTTTTTCCTGCTCATCCTTCTCTTCAAAGTATTCTATACCATCTTCAATGAATCCGAATGGCAATAAATCGTCTTCGATAAGTTTATTATTGTCTTCCTGGAATTGTTTTCTGAAATCTGTATTTGTGATTTCTTTAAAGTAATCCTGTTTGACGAGCCAAGCAAATAAGACAAGACACATAGCTAAATCGTCATGGCCAGTATCAGCTTCATAAGAAGTCTTAACAGATACAAAGTTAGATAGTTCTTCAATAACATCAAAATCTTGGACAATTAACTTATCGCTCTCAATCAAGTCTTTCAATGTAGAACAACCAATTCTTTTTACTTGTTTTGTTGTGCGTACACCCTTTGAAACATTCTTACCGAAACCTCCACCAATCTTCTGACCATTGCGACCTTGATTTGTAGTCATAAGAATATTTTCGTACTCAAGATCGTGGTGTAGAATATCAACAACCTGTTCTCCGATATCGTTAATTTCTACTAAGACATAAGCTTTATTGTAAGCGCATGCTATGTTATAAATGATCTCTGGATATAACATAGGAGATATTTTATTGTTCTTATATTTTCCCACAAGCTTATATGGCATTGTCGTAATGTCAATAATAGTAAATGCAGAAAAATCTAAATGAACTCCACGTGATACATCGACCACAATAACGTAATCATGTTTAGCTGCTGGGTCTTCGTAGATTGAAAGGTGTTCATTTCCACTCTTTGGATTAACCCATGCTAATTGTTGTAATTTTTTACCATTAATAAGAGTATTAGAACTGCCAAGGAACTCAACTTCAAACTCTTGTCTAAATTGTTCCTCACTTGTGTTTGCTATAGTCTCTGCTTTCCAAGCTTCATCTCGTCCAGGAATGTCTGACCAATTAACTTCAATGGGAATATAGTTATTATTTCCATTAAGTGCGTTTGTATAGATCTTGTAAAAGTGATTCATTCCTTTAGGAGTAGAAACAATGATAATCTTCGTTGTTTTACCAGAAGAAATTGTTGGATACACAGACGAGAAGAAAGCTTCTGCTATACTGTCTCCAATAAACGCAAACTCATCCAAGAAAACAAGATTATATGACCCACCACGAATAGCATCTGATGATGTAGCTGCCGCAACAACTTTACTTTGGTTTTCAAGTTCAATGCTTCCTTTGTTAAATTCAACAACACCTTGCTGAATCCATTTAGGAAGATATTGATAAGCTAGTCTAATTTTACCTAAGAGATCTTGTGCTAATTTTTCTTTATTAGCAAGAATTGCAATGCTCTGATCAGTTTGGAATAGAATAATCCAGAGAATATAACCAGTAACTGTTACAGATTTTCCTGCTTGACGTGGAAGCTTACAAATAACAAAACGATTGTCTTTAAAGGTGTTAACCATTGTCTTCTGATAATCATACATTTTAAAGGGAACAAGACCATCATCGACGTTGATAATCTTAACATAGTTCTCAATAAAGTATTCTGGATCCTGGGCACATTTGATATACTCCTGCATTTGCTCCTTTGTGTAAGAAACATCTACACCAACGGCCTTTAGATTTTTATTTCTAAGATAAATATCGTGATTTGCCATTTTATTTCATTTTTCCATTGACAGTAGTGGTTTTTGGTGTTACTATAGCTCTTGTACTACTGTTTTTCATTAGTTCCTGGTTGGGAAGGAACAGATCCACTTTTAATCATTTGTTGTAATTCCTTTGTAGATCCAACAAATAAAGCATTAGTTACATTTTTAGGCTTTTCACTCTCAGGAATATCATTATGGAGATCATTTGCCTGTTTCTTTAAGTCAAGTAAATCTCTATTCGTTTCAGCAATAATTTTAATCAATTGGCCAACCACCTCAAAGGCGCGAGGATGTTGACTGACCTTTGCAATTTCAATAAGACTATCAAGTGCATCCTCACCATTATCTATAATACTTTTTAGATTATTTCTTGCATAAGTATAATCTTCATGGACATCCTTATCAAAAGGTCTAGGTTTGGATTTAGGTTTATCCTCGGGAGGAAGAACTTCACTGTTCGTTGCTGCAGCGCTTTCGTTAATGATTTCAACGAGAGCATCTGCTCCTTCAATTTTAAATATTTTATCTAAGTTTTCTTCCATATTCGATCTGTCAACCATTATGAGTCACTCCCAGTTACTGGATTATAGTTCAATCCATCAGTGTAGAAAAATGTATCTTCAGCAAAGCCATAGTCATCATCACCAGATATCAGATCAGTTGATACTGAAGCACTTGAATTAGATGTGGGTGAACCATTAGCAAGAAGTCCTGGTGTTGAGATTACTCTAGAATCTCTTGCACTTCCAATAACATTATTAGCATGGAAGTCCACTTGTGCTCTCTTGATAACTTTACCAGTTGTAATCGGACCAAACAGAAAAGCTCTAATTGTGAAATTTAAATTCCATATTAGTGATCTTCGTGTTACTAAGTCTCCCTCATATGTATCTTCAATACTAATATCATTTAGAACAATTGGAGTATCTGCAACAAGACCCATTTCAGGAATTAAATTAACTGCTGTTGTAAACTCAGGTCTGAAAT